GCATTAATACTTAATGCATATCTGTCTGCACCACAAGAAGCAGAATTTGGAGTTCCACTTGCATTATCTGCTAACTCAGTATCACACTCTGCCTCATCGGAACAACACCGAATGTATTTACTAGAAACATCCAGACCTATAACTGTATGTTTGTCACCAGTAGATAAGTAAGTCTTCGCTATGTCAACATATTTTGTTGATTCTAAATACACCCAATGCTTTAATCCACTAATTCCTGCCGGTTGAACTTCATCGTTTGCACCAGTCCAATAATCTCTCATTTCTACTAAATACCAGCCGGGATTAAATTTAAATCTATATGACCCGTCTGCCCCGTCTGCATTTTTCTCAATTGCTACCTGACTTGTAATATCTTCTCCGACATATGGAGTTTTAAATGGATATAATGGAGTCGCTCCTCTCCATCCAGGACCAGAAACACTGTATGCCTTATCGGATGGCATCCCCGAACCTATGTCATAATCATTTGGTCCATCTCCACCACCAACTCCAATTCCAGTATTTGGTGGAAAATCATCCGTTACACCATCAGCCTCATCACCTTCACTTGTATGAGAGTCCTCGTTCCATCCATTCCATAAATAAGATGCACTAGAAGTAATCCAGTTATGCATCATAGCAATAGAAAGACTCATTTGTAATTGCATATTCTCTTGCATTTCATTTAATTCAGATGCTTGTAATGAAAACCCTGGTCTAAATGCAACAAATTGATAATTATTAAAATCTGAAACATCTTCACCAGCTTCAAATATTACATTCTTATCTTCAACCCTACTAAAGTAGGGAGAAGGACTCAACGGAAATGAACCATCAGGGGCATTTCCGTGGTATATTGGTTGTGTATATTGTGCCATAATTATTTAATCTCCTAAGATATAATTGGATTTAGTGCTCCCACTTGTACCTCAAATGCAATTGTTTGCTTTGCATCACTTCCGTTTAAAGTAAAATTACCAATACTTCCTCTGTGTATAATTTTTTGGTTAGTTGCATCATAAGGAACGCCTGTCGATCCATAAGCTCTTGATGCGATTGAAGTAACTGTCCAATCTCTACCACTTTCAGTAGTTAATACTGTTCCTACTTTTGCATCTGGGAATGCCGTTTGAATAGGAACTGTCATTTCCCCCGACTTGTTAGATATTGCATTATAAGGTACTATTTCTTCGACTGTAGTAGCAGTAAATTGTGAATTAGAATTTCCTGACGAATTTTTAATAACTTCACCTTTGACTCCCATTTCATCAACACCAGTTCCAGCTCCCACCAATTCTGCCACAAACTCTGGTACTAATGACATGCAACTCTCTTGGTCTTCTGCATATCCAGAATATATGGATGCATTATTTGTATCAACTAATCGTGCTACAGTAAAGAAGTTAAAATCTGTTGAACCTGTAACCGCTTCAATTTGTTCTCTGGTTACTACTTTATTAATCACAAATGACACAGGCAAAAAGTTTGGGATGCTGGATGCAAAACCATTAATGGGCATGACATTTATTTCTACTCTATCATCTATCTCGTCAATGGGGAATTGCGGGAACCTTAAGGCCCATGCCGCTTTATCTAAAGATACTGAAGTATAATTTTTTCCTCTTGAAACTGGGGTTCCACCTCCAACTGCTCTATATTTGTATGTTACACCGTCCCTTACGGTTGAAACTGGCCATAGAGCCCCCTTTCCACAACTACCAACAAGAGGAAAAAATAAAGTATTATTTAATGCATCACTTTCATAAGATGATGCAAGTGTTAGTTGATCAGGTGTTAGACCTTTAAAATCCGTTTTGATAGATACAATACAACCAGATAGTTCTTTTTGATTTTTTACCATCGTTGCAAGACGATTTGCACCACAAGTCTCAGGATAATTTCTATTGGCTAAAATGCTGGAATAATCACTAGTTGTATTCCAATCGATAGTGCAAGCACAAGGACCACAATCTGTTGGATATGTTTCTTGCCCATCTGCTAAACAACTACAGGTTGCACCAGTAGAACCAGTCCCACCAGTGAAAACATATTTTTTATCTAATGCTTTTGCAAGTTCAATACATCTATAACACCTTGTACAATCACACATATAAAAATCGCCAGCATCATGGGTGACACCAGCAACAGGATCGTATTCTGCCGTCTTATAATAAAGACAACAAGTTCCTATTAGTTGCTCATTACCACTTCCACAAATATTACTGGCATTCGTGGATAGCGAAGTAGAACTTTCAAGTTTTTTACCAAATGCATTCTTTGGTAATTCTATTGGAATATGTTTAGAACTTAATGTATTGACTCCAGTTGACGTAACATTAATAGCAATATATTCAATCATTCCATCCGGGGTTGTTGCAAAATTACCAGATTTGTCTGTAAACATCTCTGTAGAAATAACAGAACCTTCATAATCCTTTCTGTATTTCTGTCCGGGAAATCCCGTTACCATAAACACCACACCACCTTTTCCTTCATATAAGCACTGTCCATTCGTATCTCCAGAAGAACTCCATGAAACAGGAACTGTACCAGGAGTCCACTTTCGATTACCACCCTGTCCAGCAACCGTCAACACGGCCGCAACATCTTTTGCCGTTATCCTAACTGCAACAGAACCATTGGCAACAGCATCTGCATAACTATCTGTACTGTTTTCTATTGAATTCGTATCTTTAGTATACCCTAATACCAAAGAGAAATTCTCTTCACAAAAATAATCTACCAATGCTTGTGAGGCTTCTGATGTGTTGTTTGAAAGTGTTCTACTCATGTGATTATCCTATTTATTAAATACCTTACCAACAACTACCAGCACCAGATGTGCATCCTGTCAATCCAAGATTTGGACTGCTTGATGAAGGATAAAGATAGACAAACTCACCAATATATATACTTCCAAAACTAGTGCCGGCAGGAATATCTACCTCCCAATCAGGGAAATAGTGGGTTGGTGATCCATGTCCTGTTAATCCCCAACTTCCAGTTATTGCACCACCACCAATCATACTCCATACATTGTCCATTGTCCACCCACCAGTACTTCCACCGAACGTACCAGAACTAGATCCTGAAGACCAAGAAGAACCAATATATGCAGTAGGACCATCATATTCATAACCACTACCAGAACAACCAACACATACAGTTATTCCTGCACTATCGGTTAATCTATATGGAAAATAATTTGAAAGTACTGTTTGTTCTCCGTGCTGTACTCCTCCTTCATAATCATCGGGTGGAATATAATCTTGTACAGTTTTCTCGAAAAACCCTTTCATCCCAACAGGATGTAGCATAGTAGTTAAATCTTCATAATAAACTGGCAAGCCAGTATTCTCATCAACAACATCAATCCCTGCTTTTATTAAGTAAGAAAAATCTTGATACCAATAACTGTCTTGGATTTTAAAATCACCATTTAAAAAACTTCCACCAAGATTTCGTGTAAGTTCATAATAACCAGTGGAATATCCTTCTGACCACGAGTCATGAGCAAAACGACCACCATTCAATCTCATTATATTTTTCTTAGGATAAGATATAGTTACATCGCTTCCAGCAACACCAAAAAGAGATTGGAAAAAATATCTAAATGCTTCTTCATTACTCTTTTTTTGATAAAGATTTGTCCGAATGTTTGTTATTAAATTTCTAATTCTTCTAGATGTATCTGTCTCTTTGTCTTCTATATTATGAGTAGATAGACCCGAAGCATAAGAAAATATAAATTTATCTAAAAATTTTACAGAAGAATACTCAACATCAATCATTTTTCCCATACCACTATTATGAAACATACCTCCTGAAGATAATTCATATCCACTTTTGGTATAAAGCCAATCATAATAATTCTGAACAAAATTTACAAAATGATTGGTTGCTGGAGTAGTGGTACTTCTTTCAATTATCCAATAAGGAAATATATGACGGACATCAATAACTCTGTCTACTACCTTATTAATATCAGGTAGAGTTTGTCCTAAAATACGCATTTCATATTCGGTATTTTTTGGGTAATTTTTAAAAATACTCCCGAACATTAGTATGCTTGTTCCATTATTAAATTATAAGATACACCTGAATTGTACATATTATATTTCATTTGGAACTTTTCAGCACCATCTGAGTCTGGACTTACTTTTAATTTTAAAGTACTTTCACTTGTAACATCTTTAGTTATCGATACCTTACCTGTGGGTATGTGCCATTTACCAACCAACCAAACATTATCTTGACTACCAGCAGAATATAATGCATAAATGTTTTGATATCCACTTTCATCAACATTATCCTTATTAGATACTAATTTAATTTTTGCACCCAGAGGAGCACCATCAAGAAATGATTGAGACTTTGCAACATCTGAAGGACTAAATAAATCTGTATGTAAAGAATCTGGTAAACATTTATTATTATAACTTTTTGTTTCTACAAGACCATTAGATTGTACTTTCAATAATTTTACCAACATAAGTTTTAGGTCATTACTAGAAACACTAAATGCATCATTTAAAGAATTAATTTCAGTAGCAATATAAGAAGAATCCACCTTTTCTAAATTAAATTTACTACCATATAATTCTTTTAATCGTTCTTCTGCTAAATTTTTTAATTGTGTTTCAGTTTGTGTACTTTTATACGGTTCATATATAAGAGAACCCTCAACCAATATTTCATTGATGTCTAAATTCATAAATTCAGGAATAATACCTACAACTGTTTTCTTTTCAAGAATATCAATTGCTTTTGCGGCTCCATATGGGTCTTCTAATTCTGTCTGATTTAAAGAAACAAAAAGTCTTCCATATCTTGGAGGATCCATTTCCTCTCCACCCCAAACAGTAAATCTATAATATGGATCACCATCACCCCCAACAAATCCTGCTTCAGCAAGAATACCTTTACAATCTTCAACAGTAACTGCTCTATTTTGTGAAGCAAACCATTTTGGTGCAAAGAATTTAATTGCTTCTATATTTGGTCCATCTGAACCGTTTGAAGAATTGCTTATTGTGTCTGTTAATGCAGTTACAACCGAAAACCCACGAACAGAAAAATTTCCTATACTATTTGCTTTTGCACCACTACTTTTTAAATATGAAATTCTAACTTGCTGATTTGATTCAATAGATGATCCTATTTGATTATATGAAGAATCAAAATTACCACCAAAGACAACAAAGAATCCCAATTCACTTCTTTCTAACCAATATACTTTACTATTTTCATTTAATCCACCTTCTATATTAGAAACAAGATTCCATTCTTCCCATTTAGAAGTAACAGAATCATATACTTCTACGGTAATGGTATTAATATCAACATCAAGTCCAAATATAAAACCCTTTTGAGTAGTATTATCTACTGACAGGGGTTGTTCTTTTATTAAGTTTTTTGCTTCAACTACTGTAAGTATATTTTCTCCATCTGAATCTAGTACACTTGGTTCTAAAGTATAAAAATTATATGATGTACCAGAAGAATTATTTCCACTAAATTTTGTATATTTTGGAACTGGTGTGTTTGCACCACCTACTCTTATTTTTACCTTTGCATGTGCCGATGTTTTTCCGGGAACTACATATCCCAAAGGTTTTACTAAAGAAATTATAGATTCTTCTTTTTGTGCAGTATCTAAAAACATCTCACTTGCAATCATATTTGCATAATATCCATAATATAAAGTATTATATGCAAGAATATCTAAAAGTACTTGTGTGGCTGAGCCACTATAATCATAATCTTTAAGAGTATCTTGTGTTTTTAAATGATCAATAATACTACTTTTAATTCCCTCAAAATCTAAACTTCCAAGTTGTATATCTACATTACTCATATTATCTTACCTTTACCATTGAAATTCTAATATTATCTTGTATTGGTTCAGATCTTTCTCCAATAAATACTAGAAAATTTATATTTATACTTATTTGATTATCGTCAATTGATTCTTCATCAAAATCAACTTCATATACTTCTACTCTATGTTCTAACCTATTAACTCCGTCTATTATATTTTTTTGTAAAATAGCTTTTCTATACGGGGTCCAGAGTTCAAATAATTGTTGTCGAAGACCCACTCCAAAATCTCGTTGAAATGGTTTTTCTCCTGGAACAGTCAACACAATATTCATAACAGACTGCCGTACAGAATTTATATCTTTTTTTAGAGATATATCGTCTATAAATGTATTCCTGTTAAAATCTATATCAAAATCAGAAAATTTATATGTTGTTGCCATTTTTTATATTCCTTTGATATATGTATAATAATTTGTCGATATTATTAACCAAAAAGTCCACCAAAGAAATCTGAAATACTTTCAAAGAATCCCAATTCTTCACTTGTATTAGGATCTATGGGACCACTATCTCTGGTTAATGTAACCAGCATTGTATGGGACATACCTTGAATTGTATGAGAAATATCTGAAATCAACCAACGACCAGCAAATCTTCTTTCTTTATTATCTTCTCCAACTAATTTGTTTGTTATGTTTAATATTGTACCAGGACGCAAACTTAAATCACCATTTAACAACATGATACTCTTTTGTGAATTTATCAACATCATTTGAGCATCTCTCCATAAAGGAGTATGATTTGGAGTTTCCCAATATGTTGCACTGGTTCTTGTATAATCAATATATCGTTTAAAATCTTCTCCGACACAAGGACAATCACAACTACTTGGATGGTGTTGGTCGTTCCATAAACACCCCTTCCACGATTCTCCTAAAACATCTTCAATATAATCACACTCTTTTATTGACTCTATAGAGTCTAATATTTCTTCTTTGGTTGGTTCAGCAACTTCTTCCTCATTTCCCATAAACCAATTCCAAATTGCCGCTCCAGCACCGGCTCCAGTAAAGATATCAACATACCACGGAAAATCTACTAAATCACCATTTGTAAACGGATTCAATTCCTGACAGGGGCACATACAAAGAGGATTCTCTGGGTCATAATCGGGTGATTCAGGATCACTACAACCCGAATTATCCACAGGCCCTTCTGGATTTGCACATGGATACTTATCATCGAATGCACCAACAGAATGACCCAACTTCACAGATGGCCAAGAAGTATTTGCGAAGTTTGTTAGTTTTACTAAAAAGTCATGTTCTGCCATAATTGTCTCCTAATCTATTTATACATCTAACTACCAGCACGAGTTGTAGACCCCTCCATCATTGACACAACAATTACCGCCAACAAGCCACCCTTCACCGTCATGAATATCTAAACAATCTTTATATGTGACATACTGCACAACATTTGAATCATCAACTGCGTCATCATCATGCAAGTCCATGTCCAATATGCAACATCCTATCACCCTACCACAGTCGAAATAATTTCGATCGTGGTCAGCCCCTCCGTGAATGGGACATCCAGACCCCCCTGAATCTTCTTCACCCAAGTCACATATACTTCTAGAAGGACTCACGCAAGACCATCGATTGGGATCTACAATTGTATTGGGTGATCCGCAGTCTCCTAGACCAGATATCTTAACATCTTTTACATTACCGTTGTTATACCACTGACACATTATCTGAGAAGTTTCATTGTCGTCATGACAGTACTGATTTCCACACTCAAAATCACACAGGGAGGAGTTTTGGGAACATTTATGACCTTTGTGCCAACAGGTTGTACAACCAAGGTTACCATTCCCGCAAGTTATATCAGGATTGGTGTCGCACTCTAACACATCTTCACAATGAGAATCACAATCTGACTCAGATGTAATGTAACAATATCCTCTAAAATCGGGTGCGCCACCCACCGCATATCTAACACAACAAGCACCAGGTGCAGTTCCCGAATCACCACCATCACAAGGCCAGCAAGATGTCATATTAATATTGCATCCGCAATCTGAACCGCAACAAGGACAGAATTGTGGTTCTCCCCAATTATCGATGGGATGCCAATTACCATTATAAGTACTACCGATGCAATCTGTTTCAGATGTATTAGTGCAATAATGATCTAAAGTACCGTCTGATGCTTCTCCAGCATAACAGCACATGCGTAATTCACAAGGCAACCAAGGTTCGTCCCCGCACACAGTATCTTTACCTCCAAAACCAAGACTTGTTTCCCCTAACTCAAGACACTGAATTCTATATTGATCATCAAGACAACCATCCACATCACCGTCACCATTCACATCAAGACAACATGCACCTACATCGCAGGACTCTCCATCACATTCTCCTCCTGCTGTAAAGTATGTTTCAGTACCATCTTGAGTTAAGTGTTCTCCACAATCAGACTTGTTTATACCCTCACCATTATTGTCATCACACTGTCCATCTCCAGATTCGTCTGTATAGCAACAAGAACCTTCTTCCATATCAGCACAATCTAGATGACTAATTCC